GGATCACAAACACAGGCTATTATTATTACTGATTACGTTGATTACACCGGTTTAAGTAATATTACGTCTCTTGATGTTAAATATAATGTTACAGCACATTCTTGTATTGGAACGTGTTACTCGGGAGGGGCATTTGGACCTTTGCCTACTAACGATGGATTTTCAACAAATACTTACTATAGTGTTCCAAATACTGGATCTGGAGTTAGAACGTTCGGTTGGATGGCCAAGGTCAATCCTAATTTAGGTAATAATAGTACAGCCGTCGATGCGGATGATGTTGAATTAACAGTAAGACTTATTGATTCAGTAGCCGGTACCTTTACAGCAACGTCCAATCAGGTAACTTTAGATCTTAACGCACAAGTCGGCAGCCAACCACAGGTTTAATAGATATGGCAAATAAAATAGGTTCACGTATTCTTAAAATTCACTGTAAATTATATGAAGGTGACGTTCACGGCACTGACTACTATAATCTCGTTTCTTTGTGGGATGCAGAAAGCAATAATGACTTTGAAGAAACTTTCATATTAGAACAATGGGAAGAACAATTTCCAGATATGATAGTAACTGTAGAAGAATATGTGCCTGTAAAGTATGATATGCTCGATCGTTTTGGGTTTACTCCGCGAGTTTAATCCTAAAATATAAATAGAAAAAACACTTCTACGTAGAGAAAAAATATGGCAACGCCAGCAACCAGAGACCAATTTATAGATTACGTTCTTCGAAAAATCGGAGCTCCGGTCATTGAGATTAACGTAGCCGAAGATCAGATCGAAGACCGCGTAGACGAAGCCGTGTCATATTGGCGTGATTATCATTATAATGGAAGCCAACTCGTTTACCTCAAGCATGAAATTACCGCAGCAGATAAAGCAAACGGTTATATTACATTACCACTAGGTTTACTCGGTATTTCGAGAGTATTTGATTTATCGTCATCAATATCTACCGGTTCGGGCATCTTTAATGTTCAGTATCAATTCGTATTGAATAACCTTGAAGATATTACGGGCTATAACGTTCAAAATTATTATATGACGATGCAGCACTTAGAGTTTTTGCAAGAAATTCTAGTAGGTAGACCTCTTATTCGATATAACAAGCACGTTAATAGACTTTATATTGACATCGATCAAGATTATTTGGTCGAAGGTGAATATATCATTATCGAAGCATATGATGTTATTGATCCCGACACTTATCCCGATGTTTGGGGTGATCGTTGGCTACAAAATTACGCAACAGCACTCATTCGAGAACAGTGGGGATTGAACCTAACTAAGTTTACTGGAATGTCACTCGTCGGCGGTGTTCAATTTAACGGAGAACAAATTCTGCAAGAGGCTAGAGAAGAAAGACAAAAAATGGAAGAGGACGCCCTCACAAGTCTGCAGCCTTTGACATACAACTTCATTGGATAAACCATGGCCACGAATGTATTCTTCAGAAACTATGACAACTTCAACGAACAACAATTAATTGATGATCTTGTAATTGAATCAATTAAAATGTATGGCGTTGATGTGCTATACGTCAAGCGAAGCATTGGCTCGCGAGATACCGTGTTTAACGAAGACGATACACCAATCTACGATGAAGTGTTTGAGTTTGAGTCATACGTAAAGAATGTCGATGGCTTTGAAGGGGAAGGTGATTTCCTTTCTAAATTTGGATTACAGATTCGAGATCAGGTTACATTCTCAGTTGCGAATCGCACCTTTGAAAAATATGTGACTCGCGAAAATAATGATATTATACGACCACGAGAAGGTGATCTCATCTTCTTCCCTCTCAACAGTAAAATGTATGAAATTAAAAACGTTGAGCACGAGAGTGTATTCTATCAAAGTGGTGCTCTTCAGGTATTTGATATTGTTTGTGAACTCATCGAATACAGTAATCAAATCTTTAGAACTGGTAGAGATAACGTTGATGCGTACTTTGACGATATCATTACTGACACCTATACAAACGTTGGTGCTAATAACGCATCGACTCTTGTTGGATTGGCAAATACCGATCCGATTGCAAGGAACCTTTTCTATGAAAGAGAAGGTGATTCAATCATTGACTTTACAGAAATTGATCCTTTCAGTGAGGTCATTGAGATACAGGATTCTTAAATGGCAATCGCAAACTATTTTTACAATTCAACAACGAGAAAGTATGTAGCACTTTTTGGTACGTATTTTAATCAATTGACCATTGAAAGGCAAAATCTTCAAGGTGCGCCAATTCAGCGAATGGTAGTACCTATTTCATACGCACCATTTCAAAAGATTCTAGCTAGACTCGAACAAGATCCAGAATTTGCAAATAAATCTGGCATCACTCTTCCAAGAATGTCGTTTGAAATGACTTCAATGGCGTATGATCCGGATCGTAAAATTTCTCCAAACATGAAAATTAGAAAGGCGATTAAAGACGAATCGTCGGGTAATCGTAATTGGATTTATGCTGGTACACCATACAATCTCGAATTCTCACTGTACATTATGGCTAAATATAATGAAGATGCAGTCAAACTACTCGAGCAAATTCTGCCTTTTTTCAATCCAGAATTTACGAGTACTGTAAGACTCATTGACGGAATTGAGCCTATTGATGTACCGCTTATTCTCAATAGTGTAGATACAGAAGAGATTTATGAAGGCGACTTCACAGAACGCAAGAGCGTAATGTATACACTCAACTTTACTATGAAAGCGTGGTTCTTTGGGCCCGAGCGCAAGAAAGGCGTTATTAAGTTTATCGATATACGCGAATGGACATCGATGGACCCGCCCGAATCAAAAGGACCAGATGGCCAAATTACTATACAACCGGGCATGACTGACCAAGGTGAACCTACTACTATTTTAGGTGATACTGTCGATTATAGCTTAATTGATTTTGATGATAATTGGGACTACGTTGTAACTCTAGATGATGGTTCTTAAATGATGGAGATGATTTATGAAAATAGGATTTACTTGCTCGACCTTTGATTTACTTCACGCTGGTCATGTTCAAATGTTACGAGAAGCAAGGTCGCAATGTGATTATTTGATCTGTGGACTTCAGGTTGATCCCTCATTTGACCGCATTGAAAAGAATAGGCCTGTTCAAACATTAGTCGAAAGATACGCACAACTCAAAGCAGTACAATACGTCGACGAAATTATTCCATACGAAACAGAACTCGATCTTAAGGATATTCTTGAGATGTATCATATTGATGTTCGTATTCTTGGCGATGAATATCGTAATTTAGAATTTACCGGTAAAGAGATTTGCCAAAGTCGAAACATTGAACTATATTTTAATAAAAGAGATCACCGATTTTCAACAAGCGATTTGAGAAAACGTGTTTGTAAAGTAGAGATAAAAGACAATGGCAAAGAAGGATAAGATAGCTGAAACACTCGGGATTCGAGATCTCGAAGAGATTAAGTCTGAACTTGAAGTTCTTGGACCGGAAGAGCCAGAACCCGAACCCAACTTACCTGCTCATACTGAAGACCACTTACCCGCCGTGATGGACGAGGGCGCCGAAGAAAATCTTGCAGACATTGAGCTAGCTAAAAGAAACATTGAAAACATTATCAACCTCGGTGACGACTCCGTAAAAGAAATGGTTGAGATCGCTAAACAATCTGAGTCACCTCGGGCCTTTGAAGTTGTTTCTACTCTCATGAAAACTCTTCTCGATGCTAATAAAGATTATGTTGAGATGTCGACTAAAAAGCGTTATGCACGAGAAGAAGCAAATCCCAGCAAGCAGCAGGTGACTAATAATAATCTTATCGTATCGACTGCCGATCTTCTCAAAATGCTTAAGGACGGATCTGATGACTAACGGCTATCTGGGTAACCTTAATCTTAAAAGGATTGGGGAACAGATAGAATTTACTCCCGAAAATTTGAAGGAGTATATGAAGTGCATGAAAGATCCCATTTACTTTTCTCGCAAATACATTAAAATTGTACATGTAGACAAAGGCCTTATTCCATTTGATCTCTACGATTATCAGGAAGAAATCGTACAAAAGATTACTGACAATCGACGACTAGCAGTATTAACTGCCAGGCAGTCAGGTAAAACGACGACAGCTGTCGCAGTTATCTTACACTACATTCTCTTTAATGAATTTAAGACTGTAGCTATTCTTGCAAACAAAGGTGACGCCGCACGAGAAGTGTTAGGCCGAGTCCAGCTTGCCTATGAAGCATTACCCAAATGGATGCAACAAGGTGTAGACGAATGGAATAAAGGTAATATTTCACTCGAGAATGGTTGTAAAATATATGCAGGTACGACTACGTCGAGTGCAATTCGTGGTAAATCTATCTCATTCCTCTATCTCGATGAGGTCGCTTTTATTGAAGGATTTGATGACTTCTTTGCTTCTGTATATCCCACAATCTCATCAGGTGATTCTACAAAACTAATGATGACCTCTACACCGAATGGATTAAATCACTTCTGGAAGACGTGCAAAGGCGCAGAAGAAGGTACGAATGGGTATGAATTTACGCGAGTTATGTGGTACGATGTGCCGGGCCGGGATGATAAATGGAAGCAAGAAACACTCGAAGCACTCGACTTTGATGAACAAAAGTTTAGACAAGAATACGAGTGTGGCTTTTTGGGCAGCTCGGGCACATTAATCGATGGATCAAAACTTAAGAATCTTGCTTACTCGAGACCCATTGCCGAAAACGAAGGACTAACACAATACGAAAAAGTATTAGATGGCCATACTTACGTAATGACAGTAGACGTATCTCGAGGTAAAGGATTAGACTATTCGACCTTTAATATTATTGATATTACGCAAATGCCATACAAACAAGTATGTACATTTCGAGATAATTTCATCGGGCCAGTTGATTTCGCATCAGTTATATATAGGGTAGGCTTGCTCTATAATGAGGCCGCTGTGCTCGTTGAAACTAACGATATTGGTGAGCAAGTTTCAGACGTTCTTAACATGGATTATGGATACGAAAATCTACTTTATACCGAAAATGCCGGAAGAAACGGAAAAAGAATATCGAGTGGCTTTGGTAAAAGAGTAGACAATGGGATAAGAACAACAAAAAGCGTTAAATCAATAGGTTGCAGCATACTCAAAATGCTGATTGAGCAAGATCAATTGATTTTACAAGACTTCAACACAATACAGGAATTATCACGTTTCTCTAAAAAGGGATCATCTTACGAAGCAGAATCCGGTTCGCATGATGACCTAGTGATGAACTTGGTAATATTTTCGTGGTTATCAGATCAAACGTACTTTAAAGATATGACTGACATTAATACACTTATGAAATTACGGCAAAGAACGGAAGAGCAGATTGAAGAAGATCTTTTACCATTTGGCTTTATTGACGACGGAAGCGAAAACGATGACGATGGGTTGGCCCTAGGCCGTGAAGGATGGCAAATCCTGCAGTAAGTCCTGTATTTTATAAATATAGTAAGTGATGCAATCTGAAAATTTTTTTAAAATAAGATAATAATTAAAGGAGAAAAATATGGCTTTTTCCGTAAGTCCTTCCGTAATCGTTCGTGAAGTGGACGCATCGGCAGCGGTACCAGCCATCGCAACACCACCTGCAGCCGTTGCCGGTGTTTTTAGATGGGGTCCTATCAATGAACCAGTTCTAGTATCATCTGAAAACGATCTTGTAAATCGCTTTGGTAAGCCTACCGGAGATAATTTCGAGACGTTCTTTACAGCAGCAGATTACCTTTCTTACGCTAATGCCCTATGGGTTGCTCGTGTAGATAATGGTGCTGTTACAGCTGACGCTACTGACATTGTACTTCATACTTCTAACACCGCATACGCAAATACAGCTGCACCTGGTTATGTTGCTGGCACAACTGCTGGATCCATTGGTTCCATAGACACGGGCAATACTACTTATGGTGCATTCGAAGGTCTCTATCCTGGCGCTCTTGCTAACGGAATTGAGATTTCGTATGTTAAAGATTCTAACATGGATGCTGAGTTGTTTGGTGTAGGTGATATTCCTTCTACAGTACCGGACAGCAATCCTCAAGTTGATCAGCTCTTTGCTTTTAACACTCAGACGTTCGAGTGGACAACAAGCGGAAATACGGCAGCTGAAGTATTTGATGTAGATGGCATGGTTGGAGATATTCTCGTTGTCGGTAACGACTCTGTAGGTTATCAAGAGCTTCCAATTACCTCTGCTACTCGAGTAGGTAATCAGAAAGATCTCGATCCATCTGCTAATACAAACATCGTAACGTCAACATATACGTATACGTTTACTACATCGACAAAATATTCTCTTTCAGAGACCGAAGCAAATAACTTGAAGATCAATGTCAAGTGGAAGCATTCAAGCCTCTTTGGAAGATCGCCAGACACGGGCAACTATCACGTTGCGGTCATCGATGCATCTGGCGATGTTACAGGATCTGTAGGTGCACCAGTTGAAATCTACGATAATGTATCAACCACAGTCGGTGCTACACTGCCAGATGGTAGAACAAACTATTACAAAGACGTCATTGAAAACTTCTCTGCATGGGTTAAAGTTGCAAATACCGTACATTTTGAAGCTCAATCCGCATCTACATACGAAACACTCGCTGGTGGTGCCGAAGGAACTTCTGAATCTGGTGCAACACTTTCTGCTCTTGCAGGTGGTTATGACCTCTTTAAGAACTCTAACGAAATTGACATCTCATTTGTCCTGCAGGGTAAAGGCGATAATAGCGGTAACCTTGCAAACTACATCATCTCAAACATTGCAGATTATAGAAAAGATTGCGTAGCTTTCGTTTCTCCTTCTAAAGAAGCTGTTGTAGATGAGTTGAGAACAAATGCTAAGATGACAAACGTTATCGCATATCGAAACAAACTTCAAAATTCTTCTTATTGGTTTATGGATAGCGGATACAAGTATCGCTACGACAAGTACAATGATACTTATCGCTATGTTCCTCTGAACGGTGATATGGCAGGTCTGGCTTCTCGAGTCGAACCTTACGAGTCTCCGGCAGGATTTAGAAAGGGTGTTGTAAAGAATGTTGTGAAACTTGCTTTCAATCCTAATAAAGCACAAAGAGACCAATTGTACAGCTCAGACATCAACCCAGTTATGTCGCAAGTTGGACAGGGTATCGTTCTCTTCGGTGATAAGACAGGTTTGGGTGGCAACAGTGCATTCGACAGAATCAATGTTCGAAGATTGTTTATTGCAGTCGAAAAAGCAATTGCTAACGCTGCTCAATCTTTCTTGTTCGAGTTGAATGACGAATTCACTCAGACACAATTCAGAAACATTGTAGAACCATTCTTGAGAGACATTCAGGGTAGACGTGGTATCATTGACTTCAGGGTAGTTTCTGACGCTACGGTGAACACTCCTACAGTGATTGATCAGAATAAGTTCAGAGCAAATATCTTTATCAAGCCTGCTCGCTCGATTAACGTTATCGAACTTACGTTCGTGGCTACGAGATCTGGTGTAGAGTTTGAAGAGATTGTTGGCGCGCTTACATAATAAATAAAATTAAAAGGAGAACACGAATATGAGTTTTAACATCAACGAGTTTAAATCGCAGCTTGTAGGCGGTGGTGCTCGTCCAACTCTTTTCCAAGTTCAGATTCTAAACCCTGTCGATCCAGCCGCCGACTTTAAAGTTCCATTCATGGTGCGAGCGGCTGGTATTCCTGGCTCAACAGTAGGGCAATATGAGGTGCCCTACTTTGGCCGCCAGGTTAAATACGCAGGTGATCGAACATTCGAAGATTGGACAATCACTGTAATCAACGATGAAGATTTTGCTGTAAGAAATGCTATGGAAGCTTGGTCTAACGCTATCAACTCACACGATAGTAATGTTAGAGCACTTCCTCAAGATTACAAGTCAAACGCTATCATCACACAGTTTAGTAAAGATGGTGATCCACTTAGATCTTATGTTTTCGAAGGCATGTTCCCAGTTTCTATTGATCAGATTGAAATGGATTGGGGTACTGTCGATGCTATTGAGGAATTCGGAGTTACATTCTCTTATGATTTTTGGAGAGTTGAAGGCGTTACCGGCATTCCAACAACCTAATTAATGTTGAGTGAAGGATTTTAAATTATGAAGATCTTCGGTTTTGAGATCAAGCGGCAAGAGGAGGAGGCCAATGAAGTACCGGTCTCCTTCGCCGAACCGTTAAATGACGACGGCGCGATTACCGTTGGCAGCGCGCTGGGTGGATTTTACAATACACTGATTGACTTGGAGGGCTCAGCAAAAACTGAGTCCCAACTCGTCACTAAGTATCGTGGTATGGCAATGCAGCCTGAAATTGCTCAGGCGATTGATGAAGTAATTAACGAAGCA